TTCGTCGTGAGGAGCTTATGGTCGCGGAGTTGATCCAAACGGGTCAAGTGGTCATCAAAGGATACGTGGATGACTCGGCGACGCAGATCCGGACAGACACGCTTGACTATGACTTTGACAACGTGATCAACTGCACAGGTACAGATCAGTGGAATACGAGCACATCTAAAAAATACGAGAACCTTCTCGAAGCTGTTACTCGTGTAAGACAGGCTGGATATAATCCTACCCGCGCGATTCTTGGCAGCCGTGCATGGGAAAACTTGCGCTCCGACAAGGATTTTATGTCTAAATACATGGATATCCGTTATGCATATTTCGGGGAAATCAATCCGCAGCTCAACATCGAGAATGGGAATGGCTATATGTATGTTGGACGCCTAACTGAGCTTGGACTGGATCTGTTCGTTTACATGGCATGGTACTATGACGATACGACCCAATCCCTCAAGCCGTATATTAACGAGGATACAGTTATTGTCGGTACTCCTGGTCTTGGAGAAATGCTGTACGGAGCAAATACGATCATTCCGGAGGGCTCGATCGATTTCACAACGGTACGCGGCCGGCGCTGCACGAAAGTTACCGTGAATCGCGAGACGGACACAAAGAAACTCATCATGAAGTCCCGTCCGGTACCAAAGCCGTTTGATGTATCGGCTTGGTCCGTCATCAATACAATGGCCGGGAACTGAGGTGATCCGAAATGAAATTTAAAGTTATAAGGGGCGTTTTGCTGAGAAACGGAGCTCGTTATGTTAAGGGCTCCGTTTTTGATGCGGAAGAATCCGAAGTTGCTTGGCTGATTTCTCAAAAATACGTTGTACCGGATCTTTATCACCCGGTGGAAAACACTCCACTTACTGTTTCCGGAAATCAAACGGGTGATCAAATTAGCAACGGTGATGACAGCGAAATGGTCGAAGCGCCTACTATCGAGGAATTTTCCGAGTTGAAGGCGGAGGAGCAAAAGGCCATTTTAGCTGACCTCGGGTTTGAACCGGGTTCAAACAAGGAGGAGCGCATCGCTCAATATGAGGACTGGTATGCGCAACAACTTCCGGCTGATGATCTAAATGTCCAGCTTTAAGATGGGAAGCAGGTGAAAGGCGATGACCAGGTATAAAGTCGTTCGTGGCTATACGATCCGGAACGGGGTCATCCATCGGGAGGGCTCCTTTTTTGATGCCGACCCCGCTGAGGTGAAAACCGAACTGCGCAAGGGGATCATTCTTGCAGCTGCCCCGGGTGAAGGGGAAGAGCCGACAAGGAGAAAAACTAAGTCATGAATTTCAAGGACTATATAGCACTTGATATCGATGGAGTTTTTTTCAATCCTGACGAATTTGCTGATGAGGTGCTGATTAACGGCGAACGGAAAATTGTTACCATTGATGATGAGCAGCTAAAAAAACGTGCTGAAAAGGAGTATTTCGGTGTAACTACCGGAATGCTCCTTTATTTTATTCCTGTCGCTTCCTTACCTGAGAAACCTGAGGTGGGACAAACGCAGTTTTTTAACAAGAAGCTGTACTACATCGACGATGTGAAGGAAGCAGGCGGCGTATACGAGATTGTTTTGAATCAGAACCGTGGTGAATGACATGACCAGTCAAATCAAAATCGATACTTCGCAGCTTAACAATATCGTTGGGGGGCTGAAAGATCTGGAGAAGCAAATGCCAAAGGCGTTTGTCTCCGCACTAAACCGGACGCTTGACCGTGTCCATTCCCGCACGGGGCGCTATGTAACGCAACAATATAGCGTCAAAGTGTCGGAGATCAAGGAAGCTATGACGAAAAACAAAGCGTCATACGGACGACCTCGGGCGTTTATCCGCATTCGTAGTAAACGGTACACTCTCGGGCGATTTTTGCCAGGAGGGCTCAAATCGAAGTCTAAGAAAGCACGGGTCAAGATTAAAAAGTCAGCGGGGCGCAAACCAGTGTTAGGCAACCCGCGGGCATTCGTCCAGAAGTCTCCAGACGGGAATACGCATATTTTCCGGCGGACAGGTGATAAACGATATCCGATCGAGCTGCTCCGGACGATATCACCGACGCAGATGGTTGAAAACTTGCAGGTAATGGAAGCCATCCAGAAAGAGGCGAATGAGTACCTCGGCCAACGGATTGAACATGAAATCCAATATCGGCTAAAGAAGGTGAATGGCGATGGTTGATAACGTAATCCTTGAGGCGATCCAATCTTTTTGCCAGGAGCACGTTGCCCCGAAAATCAAACTGATGGCGCCGAATGATGACGACGCGACAGAGTACCGTCTGATGCATCCAAACGTCTTCATCGGCTGGCTGCCGCCCCCAAATCAGTTGGAAGACGTTCCCGCGCAACTCCCTGACGGGGTCAAGAAAGCCATCCCAGCGATCGTCGTCGGGATGGACGAGGGTGAGGATGACGGGACTGATGCGGGGATTAATATTCGATTGACCTTCATCGTCTATAACCCAGGCCTGTACCCGGAGCCTGGGGTGATCATCCCGAACTACAAAGGGTATCAGGACCTGCTCAACCTGATCACGATATGCCGGCGGGAACTATCATCTCAGTACCTCATTGACGGGGGCAAAACGGCCGCACAGAAGCCGTTTCGCTGGGGGATGTACCTGCAACAGCCGGTCGGTTATTGGGTCGGCTGGATGACCTTCCGGGCTGGGGGCGCTCCTTTGCCATACATGAATTATGAGAATCTTTTGGATTAAGAAAGGACGTGAGCATTTTGGCGTATAAACACGGTGTTTACGGCACTCTTGAGCCCAGCACGGACTCGCTGCCGCCTTCTGGGGTGGGGACGCTGCCGATCTACATTGGAACGGCGCCGGTGCAGCAGTTGGCTAACCCTGCAGCAGCGGTCAATGTCCCGATCACACTTAACAACTATGATGATGCGGTAAGTAAAATCGGATACTCCGATGATTGGACAACCTTTACACTCTCCGAAGTCGTGTATGCCCATTTTAAAAACCGGATCCAGCCGATCGGCCCGATTATCGTCATCAATGTGATGGACCCGACGGTACACTCTAGCCCTGAGGCCAAGAGTGTTGCAATCGTCAACGGCGTCGGATATATCGACGAACCGGTTGTATTGGAGTCGATTGAGATTGAGGACAAAGTCCGCGGAACCGATTATGAGGCAACATACGTAAACGGAGGCCGGGTGAAAATCTCTGCGCTGCCAGGCAAGACGCTCGATAACCCAACGTCGGTAACGTACAACAAGATGGACGTATCTACGGTGCAGACGAGCGATATTATTGGCGGTAATACTGACGGCGTACGCACCGGGATGGCCGTGGTCGACCTGGTTTACCAAAAACTGAACCAAGTCCCCACTATCCTGGCTGCACCGGGATGGTCTCAAATTAAAGAAATCAAAGTGGCGATGGTTACCAAGGCCCAGAAAGTTAATGGGCACTGGGATGCTGTCGTCCTCGCTGATCTGGACGTCAGCGCTGCAACCGCGACGATCGCTCAGGCGATTAACTGGAAGGAAACCAACGGGTATACGGATGTCCCGCTTAAGGTCGGCTGGCCGAAAGCGAGTGTCGCAGGCCGCACCTTCTGGTCGTCGACAATTATGGGCGTCCGGATGCAACAGACGGACTTTGCCAACGATAACGTACCTTCCGAGTCACCTTCCAATAAGAGGGTTGATGTCACAGCAACTGTGCTGGGGGACGGCACCGAGATTTCTTTCGACGAATTGCAGGCGAATGAGTTGAATGCTGAGGGAATTACTACTTTCAATTTTCGCGACGGCATTTGGGTGTTATGGGGCCCACATAACGCGAACTACAAATATGGCACCGAAATCAAGCCGGAGGATACCTTTGACGCATCGATCCGAATGGCAAGATACCTGACCAACACGTTCCAGCGGCGCTATGGCGCGGAAGTAGATGGCCCGCTAAATCGCAGTAAGGTCGATACGATCCTCAATGATGCCGGGGTTTGGCTTAATGGGTTAGTTGCGGATGGGCATTTGCTCTCTGCCTCGATCAATTTCAATGAGACGAGCAACCCCGTTAGTTCGATGGTCGAAGGGGATTTTGTATTTGATGTCCTGAACACCAATACTCCAGTGGCCAAGTCCCTGACCTTCCGCGTTCGGTACACAACAGAGGGCTTATCTACTCTCTTTGGGGGTGAAAGCTAATGCAAATCAATAACAAGACCATACAATATCGGCTGAAGGCGACGGACACTTCTGGCAACCTCGTAAATATCGACGATAGCGCCAGCCTCACGCTGCCAAGCATCGAAAAAATGACTGACACCATTAACGGTGCAGGGATCATGGGGGAGATCGATATGCCTACCTTCGGGCAGATCGGCTCTATGGTCTTCACCGTTAACAATCGGGCGGATAACGCCCAGTATGCAATGCTCTCCCGGCCAGGGGAGATCAAGTTTGAAGTGGTGTGGATTGTAGATTTGTTTGATACTGCCGGAGTAAAGATTGGCATCAAGCAACACAAGGTGTTTATGTCTGGAGTTAACAAAACGTATAACGCTGGGAACGTCGAGGTAAACTCCGGTGCCGATGGATCAAGCGAGTTTGAAATCTATTACTACCGCAAAATCGTTGACGGGAAAGAAGTATTATTGATCGACAAATTTAATTTTAAATATGTGGTCAACGGTGTGGACTACATGGCAAACATCCGAACAGCTCTCCAGTAAAGGAGGGCTGTTTCATTTTGAGGGGGGCTAAAGATGCCAGTTTTTAAGCTAAGTAAAGCGATCCATATCAACGGTGAGTCCGTGAAAGAGCTGACATACAACTTGGAAGACATGACCGCAAAGGACAAGGCTGACGCCACCAGAGCATTTAAAAAGGCCGGCAATATGGTGATGGTCCAAGAATTGGACTCCGATTATCACCTGTACCTATTTGCGGCAGCCGTGAAGAAGGAAAACACATCGATCGAGCCAGAGGATGTGCTTCGGATGAGCGCCAAAGATGCGGTAAAGGCGGAGGCGCTGGTCCGAGATTTTTTCTTTCTCGATTCGGAGGGATCGTCACAGACGAATACCTCAGAGGATGCATAACTCAATTAACCTTCAACCATTTTGCAACCCGCTCCGAATGCATGGAGATGAGCATCGTCGAGCTGATTGAGTTTCACGAGGCTCTGGCAGACGAAGCGGAGCGCCAGAGGAAGGAGGTAGAGCGAATCCGTGGCAAATAAACGAGAACTCGAGGCACTAATCGTCTTGGCCGGGAAAATTGATCCTAGCCTCCGGAAGGCCATGGTGGAAGCGCAACAGAAGACGGAGAGGCTGAATAAAGAAACCGGATTGATAGGCAAGGTGGCTCAAAAATCCTTCGGGATAATGAAAACTGCGGTCGCTGGCGGCATGGTCGCTCTCGGTGCCGGGATGGCATACGTCGGTAAGCTGGGCATTGACCTGGCCTCCGATCTGACAGAGGTCCAGAACGTGGTTGATGTGACATTTGGTCAGGGGGCAGAGCAAATTAACGAATTCGCCAAATCTGCTCTGAAAAATTTTGGCCTATCTGAATTGTCGGCCAAGCAGTTCACTGGTACTTTGGGGGCTTTGATGAAGAGCTCCGGTGTATCGAGCAAATACCTAATCGAGATGTCTGAAAACCTCGCTGGGCTGTCTGGCGACTTTGCCTCGTTTTACAACCTCAAGCCGGAAGAGGCCTTTGAGAAGATCAAAGCAGGTATATCCGGGGAAACCGAACCGCTGAAAGCACTTGGTATTAACATGAGCGTCGCTAATTTGGAGGCCTTTGCGCTTTCGAAGGGCATTAAAACGTCCTACGACAAGATGGATCAGGCCAGCCAGACGCTCCTCCGGTACAACTACCTCATGGAAGTGAGTAAGGATGCTCAGGGGGACTTTGCCAGAACGCAAGATAGCTTTGCGAACCAACAGAAATTGTTTGGCGAAAGCTTCAAGAACTTGGCGGGCAAGATCATGAGTGCCGCGTTACCGGCGTTTACGAAGCTGTACGAGAAAGGGAATCAGCTTATTGACTCGTTCGCCGGTAGCCCTGAGAAGGTGGAACGGCTGCAAAGCGTGATCGGCAAGGCTGCCGATACGGTCATCGGCGCTATTCCTAAGATTGTTGACGGCGCGGGAAAAGTGATGAATGCAGCCGGTAGAATTTACTCATTTATTAAGAATAACTGGTCGATCATTGAACCGACGATACTCGGTATTGTTGCCGCAATGGTTGCCTGGAAAGCAATCACCATAGGGATGACAGTATACCAAGGAATCATGGCTGGAATCAGAGCCGGTACTGTTGCAGCTGCCATCGCTCAATGGGGGCTGAATGCCGCTGTCCTAGCAAACCCCATGACTTGGGTCGTCGTTGGAGTCGCAGCCGCGATCGGCGTGCTGGTTGCTGGCATATGGGCCCTGTGGAAGAACTGGGATCAGGTATCCTCTTGGATTGTGGGTCTGTGGCAAAACAAAGTAATGCCATTCTTCGATAGACTTGGCTCGTGGTTTAATAGCATCTGGGATGGAGCAATATCAGGCTTTCAAGGCTTTTTGAATTTAATCATCAATGGG